CCAGAACCCGCGTTGCTGGCCTTCGTGATAATCAAGTAACCCTTGAGTTTAACCAGGACTTTGCTTCTGGCGCTCTTGAGACTTTAATTTATCCAAGCGATGCAACTTCAAAAATTGGAACAGCAGTTGCGATGGAGATTCGACCAACTAGCGCAGCAGCATCTACAACCAATCCAAAATACAGTTTCAGCGCATTGATTACAGAATGGCAATCAGTATCAGGCAGCGTTGGCGAATTAGCCACTGTCTCGGTATCCTGGCCAATCTCAGGTGCAATTACAAAAGCAACATCCTAACAATATGAGGGGGAACTAAGATGGATGGATTAGCAATAAAAGTAAAAACCGTTGATGGCAATGAGTCAGTCTATAAACTGACTCCACGCATCATCGTGGCTTTTGAACAGAACTTTGGTAAAGGGCTTCCAAAACTAATCGGTGAAGAACAAAAGATTGAACACATTTACTGGTTGGCTTGGAAGGCTCAACAGGTCAATGGAGTTGTTGTAAAGCCATTTGGTCCTGAATATCTGGATACAATTTTGAGCGCCGAATTGGATGCAGACCCAAATTTCGAATCCACCGCGAAAGCCTAACGTACACAGTTGCGGCAATTGCGGTGGAGACAGGCATTTCACCGATTGATTTGCTTGATGCCCCTGAAGGCATCATTGAAGCAATTGGAATCTATTTGAAAGAGCGGGCAAAGAAAAATGGCGGATGAAGTCATAGTTCTAACAGGTATCAAAGAAACTGTTGATGCCTTAAAAGAATTTGATAAATCTGCTGTTCGTAGATTCAACAAAGTAATTAACACCGAACTTGCCAACGCCGAACGCGATGCTCACAGTATTGCGCGTGGCATTAGTAATGGCAAAACAGATACTCCAATGAGCGGTTGGCGGACCTATGACGCCGCCAACCCGCAAAGGAGTTCGCGTGGTGGCGCTGGCTGGCCTGCCTGGAATACTGGAACAGTTGTTGCAGGCATTCGTAAAACAAAGGCACAAGGTAAAGTTAGACGCGATTACACAACCAGTGCTGGCGCTTTAATAAATAAATCAGCCGCTGGCGCTATCTTTGAAATTGCTGGTCGTAAAAGTGGTGGAACAATGGCACGCTCTAGTGGCGGTCAATTTATGCGCACATTGTCAGCCAGATTCAAACCTGCTTCGCGTTTGATATGGCGTGTTGTTGATAAAGACCGCGCTAAAATTGAAGCCAACGTGAAAAAGGCTCTTGATGAAGCCAAAGCAGAATTACAAAAACATTTGAACAGAGAGCAGGTATAAAGTGGCAATTGGTGCAGTAGTAGCGCGAATCCTCACTCAATACTCTGATAAAGGCTCAAAGGCTGCTCAAAAAGATATTAACAAACTTGGCAAGAATTTTGACGCCTTTGCTAAGAAAAGTGTAAAAGCATTTGGCGTTGCCGCTGCCGCTGTCGGAGCATTTGCACTTAAAGTTGGCAAAGATGCAGTGCAGGCTGCTATTGCAGACCAGAAAAGCCAAGTTCTTCTTGCCAATAGCCTTCGCAATACTACAGGCGCAACTAATGCTGCGATTGCTAGCGTTGAAAGTTATGTAGCAAATCTGCAACTCCAAGTCGGTGTCACCGATGATGAATTAAGGCCAAGTTTGGCGAAACTAGCGGCGGTAACTGGCTCAGTGACGGCTGCTCAAGATTTACTTGGTGTTGCTCTTGATGTGTCAGCATTTGCAACCGTTGATTTAAGCACTGCAACAACGGCAGTAACCCGCGCCCTACAGGGTAATTTCCGTGGCTTACAAAAACTTGTTCCAAGCATTGATGCTACTGCCATCAAATCTAAAGATTTGGCAACCATATTTGAAGAAGTCAACAAGGCAACACAAGGCTCGGCAGCAGCGCGAGCAAACACTTTAGAATTTCGTTTGAACATCTTACGCATTCGCTTTGGAGAGATTCTTGAAGAACTTGGCTATAAACTTTTGCCAGTTCTTGAAAGATTTGCTCAAACAATACAAACAAAAGTTTTGCCACAATTAGAAGCATTCATTGCAACTAATGGCACAAGATTAGTAGAAGCGTTCACATCTGCTAGTGAGGCTGCCGTCAAACTCATAGGATTATTCGTCACATTCGTTACCTTCGTTTCAAACAATATGGACTTGATTGAGACAATGGCTAAATTGATTGCAGGAATGTTTGTAATTGGTCGCATCGCCGCTTTTGCAACTGTATTAGGTAAGTTGACCGCTGCATTCGTTGCTTTGCGCACTGCCGCTGGCACCGCCGCTGTTGCAACAGCCTTTGCCACAGGCGGCGCATCAATCGGCTCAGCAGCAGCAGCCTTGGCCATTGTTGGTGGCGCTGCCGCAATCACTGGCTTAAAAGTTGCAGGCAATAATGCAAGAAGCAAAAAAGCAGGACAGGCAACTGGACCTTTAGGCAATTATGCAATGTCAACTGGTTCTACATCAACAGTTGCAGCAGCAGCAAAGGTTGACCCAATGGCTGCTATTATGGCCGCTCTTCTCAAGGCTCAAAACGCTTTGAATAATGGCAAGAAAAAAGAACTTTCAATTCAACAGCAAATCACTAATGCAATATTAAAGAAATACAAAATTACAGTAATGACTGCCGAAATTGAAGCCAAAGCAACTGCTGCTGCAATCAATGCTAATCTTGCGCGTCAGGCTATGATTGCAAGTTCTCCAACCGTCTCACTTGCAGCCCAAGGCGATGGCTCTGCTGGTGGCAATTCAATAATCAACTCAGGCACGCCAAACGTATCGGTCAACATAACCACACCACATGGAACTGCCGATGATTATGTTGTGGATATTACTAACAAACAAAATCAACTTGCTAAACGCGCAGGCGCATTAAACATTTTACATAGGACAAGATAGTGGCAAATTATGATGGGGTAACTGCGCCGTCAATCGCAGTTCAATTTTATATCAGTTCTGCTTGGACATCAGTTACTGCAACAGATGTTCTTGAAACTAACATTCGCCGTGGATTAAAACAATATGATGTTTTGAACCAATCAGGTATTGCAAGCATTGTGTTCAATAATTATTCAGGCAATTATGACCCAGACAATGCATCAGGCACCTATTCGCCAAACTTAAAGGCTGGCTTGCAGATGCGCATACAGGCAACTTGGGCATCTACCGCTTACACAATCTATCAAGGTTACTTAGAATCAAGCATCGTCAACCAAGGTCATTATCCAACTGTAACGATGACCTTCCACGATGGTCTTGCCTTCATTGCTGAAGTCGAAGCCCCTGTCTTGGCTGCACTTGCAAACTCAGAGACAGCGGCAACTCGCGTAGGACGAATGCTTGATTATGCTGGTTGGCCAGGTGGCGGTTCTCGCTCTCTAACAGGCACTGTGACGATGCAAACTACAATCCAAGGTAAATCTTGCCTGACTATGATTAACCAGGCTGTGAACGCCATTGCGGGTCGTTTTTATATCTCTCGCAGCGGCGTCGCCACGCTGGTGCCATTATCTGACAAATTCTCCCGTCCGACTCAATTGCTTTTCTCAGACCAAGGCGATGCCAACTCGGTTCTGTATCAAGGATTGGTTGTTGACCCAGGCACTTATTATGTTGTCAATCAAGCAATTGTGGACCGTGGCGCCAGTGCAAAGAAAACATCAACTTACAATCCAAGCGTCAGTTCTTATGGCTTAACATCTAAAGTATTTGATGCACCTATCTTGAGCGAAACTAGCGGCACTAATCTTGCTCTCTATCAATCACGCCAGCAGGCAACTCCTACCACCTTTGCAAAGCAAATTGATTTTAGTGCTTTGAATCTCAACACCTTATATCCTGATTTTCTAGCCTGCGAAATTGGCGACCAGGTAAGTGTTAAGCGTTTGACTGTTGATTCTCGAAGCCTGCAATATAATCTTGTTATTGAAGGAATGAATCACAAAATTACCAATGATGATTGGAAAGTTTCATTCCACACATCGCCCATCAATCCTTACTCAATAACAATTTAGGGGTAGGCAATGCCATTATGTCCACAGATTACTAACACGCCAATCACGGTAACACAGACCGCTGATTTTACTGTCACATCTGTGACCCCTCTCATTGGTAATACATATGATGGCTTAGCAAATAACATTGAATCAATTGAAATCTTGGCAGATGGCAAAACTAAAGTTTATCGTTCAGCAACAGAACCGACTGGCGCTGGAATCAACGATGGTGATTTGTGGATTGATACTGACGATGGCAATAAATTATATGTAAGGGCATCAGGTGCTTGGACATCTGCCCAAGATACATCAATTGCAACAGCGCAAGCAGCAGCAACGGCAGCCTCAGCAGCAGCAGCCTCAGCCGCAGCAGCAGCAGGGGCGGCTCAATCAACAGCAAATACTGCTCTTGCAGATGCTGCTACTGCCTACACAGCAGCGATTGGCTCACTCCAACCAAGCGCGAATACAATTGTCAACGCTAGTAATCAGATAACTGCAATAAATGGCACTGGAATTACTATTTATTCTGGTGCATCATCAACAACTGGTTCACGCATAGTTCTTAATTCTCTTGGTCTTGCCGCTTATGGTCCAGGAACTTCATATTCTGTTACAAATGCAGTTGGAAACGGTACAACAGTCACATACACTGCAAGTGGTCATAATTTTACAGTTGGCTCAACTGTTACCGTTAGTGAATTGGCACCTGCTGGTTACAATGGAACATTTTTAATTACTGCAGTTGTTTCTGGTTCAACATTCACCGTAAGCAATACAACAACCGCAACAGTTACTGATTCATCTGGTATTGCTTATGGTCCAGGTAGGTCAGTAAATATAACAAATGCAGTCGGCAATGGCTCAACTGTCACATATACCGCAAGTGGTCACGGTTATAGTGTTGGAACAAGTGTAACTGTAAGTGGATTAGCACCTGACGGTTACAATGGAACATTCCTAATTACTTCAGTTGTTGCTGGTTCAACATTTACTGTAAGCAATGGAACGACGGCAACACTTACTGATTCAAGCGGTGTTGCTCAAACAGCAACTTTGGCTATTAGTGCCACAACTGGTAATGCAGTTTTTCAAGGTAGCATAACTGGCTCCACGATTATCGGCGGAACTTTGAACATTGCTGGTAAAGCCATTATTGATTCAACTGGTCTTTTGACCGCAACGGGCGCAACTATTACTGGAACCATCAATGCCGAGGCTGGATATTTTGGCACTCCAACTAATGGTTTTTCAATAAGTTCAACTGGTCTTGTTGGCGTAGGGACAGGCACCATCGTCGGCGGAGCAATTTCAGGAACTACTTTTACAAATGGTTCAACCTTCTCTGTTACAAGTGCTGGCGTATTAACTGCCACATCAGGCACAATTGGCGGCGTCACATTGTCTGCATCAGCAATTACTGGCGGCA